GCACGATCCTGCGTCGTGTGAAGGTGACTCGCTTTCACCCACCGCTAGCGGCCGTGCCGGCGGGTCCGCCGGCCGCCGCGGTGGGCAGCCTATAGTGGCAACCCACGGAGTTGCTAATCCTAACCCCGATAGATCGTATTCTCGCGCGGCCTACCCGCTTGTAAATAAAAAAATTCATAATTAATTAAAGATGGCTTATAAAAGAACTTATGGAAAGAAAGCATCCGGTAAGCGGATGTACAAGAGAAAGTCGTATGCTAAGAAGACTACGAAGAAGTCTGTGAAGAGTATGGTTAAGCGGGAAATCGCCCGCGCTGTTGAGAATAAGACGTTCCAGGTGTTTGATGATAATCATGACATCTTGCCGTCGGTTTCTCCAGGGTTTGATGCACAGATCTTACCCTGCACTCCTTTCGCTGGTTCTAATCTGACCATCGTCCAAGGTACTGGACAGGGACAGCGTGTTGGAAACAAGATTAATATTAAGAAGTTGCGTTTTGACGCAATTGTGTATCCTAAGGCATACAATGCTACGACTAATCCTACTCCGGCACCGGTGCAGATCAAGTTTTGGTTCTTTTATGACAAGGAAGAAACACAAGCAATCCCCGCTCCACAGACAGCCGGGGATTTTTTGCAGTTTGGAAACACGTCTCTTGCACTTGGCAATAGACTGTTTGATCATCTGGCACCTGTTAACACCGACAGGTACAGAGTACTGACCACTCGCACTGTGAAGGTAGGTTACGCCATTTATGGTGGTACTGGAGCCACCGGCTCACTACCTACGCAGGGCAACTTAAGTAACAACGATTTTAAGTTGAATGCTCGCGTTAGCGTGGATTTAACTCCTTATTGTGTGAAACACGTAGTGTATCGTGACAATTCTCCGACTCCTAGTACCCGTGGTATTTTCGTGATGATACAGCCTGTATATGCCAACGGTGGTGCAATTGCTTCTGGTACAATTCCTGCGGAGATGAATTATTTGCAAACTATCGATTACGAAGATGCGTAAATGAGGAAAATGGGAAATCTCATTAGGTCTAGGTCCAGTATTACCCTAGACCTAGTGAGTAATGAGTAAAAATTCATAATTAATTAAAGATGTCGAGAAGTAGACAATTTTGCTTTACTTTAAACAATTACACGGAGGACGAAGTAGAAGCAGTAAAGCTATGGGAAAGCAAATATCTTATTTTTGGAAAAGAAATAGGAGAAACAGGCACACAACACCTACAAGGATATGTGTGCTTTGAGAATCAAAGGACACTAACAGCATTGAAGAAGCTGTCAACTCGTGCGCATTGGGAGATTGCTCGGGGAACACCAAAGCAAGCTTCCGAGTATTGCGAAAAGGATGGGGACGTTTTCGAAAAAGGGACCAGACCCATGAGCCAGAGCGAAAAAGGCAGCGGAGAGAAGCGAAGATGGGAAGACGCATTTATTGCAGTTAGTGAGGGACGTTATGATGACGTTCCGAAGGATATTCTATGCAGTAAGCTTAAGAATATTGAATACGCAGTTGATAGAGTGCGAATGTCTAAGCAGCAGCTTGAGACATTGGACGGTGAGTTGGAGCATGAATGGTGGTACGGGCCTACTGGGACTGGAAAGTCTAAGGAGGCTCGTGATAGATACCCCGGGTCGTACATCAAGGATCCGAAGAATGCTTGGTGGGACGGGTATAAGGGAGAAGAGACAGTTATCATTGATGACTTTGACAAGTTTCAAGTCAAGCAAAGCGGTGACTTGAAGAGGTGGTTGGACCGATATGTGTTTAAGGCCGAAGTTAAGGGAGGATATATCGGGGATATTCGCCCGAAGAGGATAATCATAACGTCCAATTACCATCCTAAGGAGATATGGGAAGAGACAGACATAACCCTGAGCACGATCCTGCGTCGTGTGAAGGTGACTCGCTTTCACCCACCGCTAGCGGCCGTGCCGGCGGGTCCGCCGGCCGCCGCGGTGGGCAGCCTATAGTGGCAACCCACGGAGTTGCTAATCCT